CCGAGAAGCTTACAAAGAACGGAGGCTTCAATTCCAACTGATGCAGGATGGAAAAATCCCATCAACAAATCATTGTGAATACAAAATCCCGGAATATCCTGATTGTGGTTGTGCGGTTGGCGTGTCTTTGATGGATGAGACTGTTGAAGAAATTGACACAAAGTTGAAAGCCAACGGACTTGGTACTGGGATTTATAAAGCCTATGATAAAGGTATTGTCCAAATCGATGATGAAGATTATGTCAAAATCGTAAATATCCAAAGGCTTCATGATCAAGTTTGTTCAAGTTTGTGGCTAGAATCTAGTAACAGGAAATCCTTCACCATAAGTTCAGCAGCAGCTGAACGGGAATTTAAGATCTTTCTGGGTCTAGATGTCTAGTTTCAGAGACGCATTTACCTAAGAAACTAAATAGACAGAGGGAAGAGATTTCCTCTGTTTTATTTTATGAAAGAAATGATGATGAAGATTTGTTTTATTGATACTCTTGGATTGCCGTATAACGGAGAAACCGTATACAAACGTGGACTCGGTGGCTCTGAATCGGCAACAGCCTACATATCAAAAGAACTCCACAAACTAGGATTCGATGTCACCGTCTTCAATAATTGCGAAGACGGTGACATCATGCCAGGAGTTTTCGATGGTGTTAAATATTCTCATATAAGAACAATTCCACAAAGTGGATGTGATTGGGATGTTGTCATCGCTCTGAGGTCTGTCAGGCCTTTCTGCCAGTCTCAATTCAACGATAATAAGATTTTCCCAGACTTCACAAACATCATGCAAAGCGCAAAATATAAAGTGCTGATGATGCATGATACATTCTGTGAAGGCGATAATCTGATTGAATATCTGGTTAACGCAAACTATATTGACGAGATATTCACCCTGAGTGATTGGCACACAAGTTATGTTACGACTTGTAATCACGGGACAAAGAGAAACTTCGAGATTCTTAAGAAAAGAATCTTTCAAACACGTAATGGCGTTGGTGTAATTCCAGAATGGGTTGACATTAAACAGAAAGACCCATTCCACTTTGTCTACAATGCCTCCGTAACAAAGGGTATGATTCCTCTTGTAACAAAGATTTGGCCAAAGATTGTCAAATTCGCTCCTGGAGCCAAGCTTACGGTCATTGGTGGGTTTTATAGATTTGGAGAGAATGCTTCTCCTGATCAACAAGAACTTGACTGGAGGAAACTCGTTCAGGACAATCCCCACAATATCAATTTCACTGGGGTTATCTCACAAAAAGAAATCTCTGATATATTGAGATACGCAACATACTTCCTGTATCCATCGGCGTTTCCAGAGACGTTCGGTATTTCGACACTTGAGGCATTGTGCCACAACGTTACTCCGATCACATGTAAGAACGGAGCTCTTGAAGAAACCGCCCTTGATATTTCTTCTTATAAGATTAACTACACCATCGAAAAGAATTGGACCTGCCCTTGGCTGAATGAAGATGAGCAGATTGAACACTTCGTCAACCTTGTCAAGTGGGCTGCGTCAACACCCTACCTCCAGCAACAGAAAGCATATTCCTGTAATCAAGTTAAGGAAATCTGTGGATGGGATACAGTTGCTCTTCAGTGGAAGCAGCATATCTATAAGAAGCTTGGCCAGTATCTTCCTGTTGAAGAATACAGGAAGGTCAACAAGATCAACAAGAAAGTCTCAAAGGTTTTTGGCAGAACCTGGGTAAATCAGGTCGAGAAGACTGAACCCAAACAAAAAGAAACAACACAACTTGCGGTTGTCACACCCGTATATAATGCCGAGAAATATATTGAGAGATGCATCATGTCCGTTGTTTCTCAGGATTATGACAATTGGGAAATGTGGATTGTTGACGATTGTTCTACAGACAACACAGTCAAAGTTGCTGAGGGTGTCATCAATAGCCTCTCACCATCTCTTGCGGATAAGATTCATCTTATAAAGAATTATGAGAGATATGGTGCTGTCAGAAACCAAGTTAAAACTATTTTGGATGACATCGGTTGGGAGCCAGATCAAGTTATTATGCTTCTGGATGGGGATGATTGGCTTGTTAACGATCCAACAATCTTTGACAAGTATAACAACCTTTATATTGACGGGGCGGAATTCACTTATGGATCTTGCTGGTCGGTTATTGATAACATTCCTCTGATCTCACAAGAGTATCCAGAAGAAATCAAGAGAACCAAGAATTACAGGCAATATAAATTCAACTGGGGCATGCCTTATACCCATTTCAGGACATTCAAGTCACAGTTGATGCATTCCTTTGTTGGTGGAGTGGGCACTTCTCCATTCAAGAATTCTGACGGAGAGTGGTATAAGGCAGGCGGCGACAATTCAGTTTTCTACTATATGCTAGAAAGCGCAGATCCAGATAAGGTTATCTGCGTTCCTGATGTGGTTTATTGCTACAACGACGCAAACCCAATTTGTGACTATAAGGTCAACAGTGAAGAGCAGAACAAAACAGCGTCAGATATAACCAAAGAGGAAACGCCTGAAAAGTTTTCTGTTATTATTCCAACAATGTGGAGAGCCAAAGAATTTATAAAGATAGCTTTGGGTAATTACTGTGATCATCCTCTGGTTGATGAGATCATTCTTATCGACAACGATACCAAGAAAACCCCAGATTGGGATATTCTGAACAACCCAAAGATTAGATCGTTTAAACAAGAAAGAAACATCTTTGTCAATCCTGCCTGGAACTTTGGCGTGGCAGTTGCAAAAAACAATAAGCTTTGTATTGTCAATGATGATATTGTTTTTGACCCTAAAGTCTTTGACAAGGTTTATGAATTAGTTGTTCCAAGAAACGGAACTATCGGTATGCTTACGGGTGAAGAAAAGTTTAACCATCCACCAACTACAGACGCTTCTATTTCATTTAAGGTTTGGAATGGCGGTGACAACACCCATGGGTTTGGTCAGCTGATGTTTCTTCACAAGAACAATTGGAAACCAATTATAGAAGGATTGAATATCTATTATGGTGACGATTTTATCTTTTATCAAGACCTACTAAATAATAGGAAGATCCATCAGATCTACAATTTCTTCTATGATACTGTTTTTGCAGCAACCACAAGCGACAAGTCTTTGGTGGGCGATGCTTTGGTTGAAGAAAATGTAGTATTCAATGAATATCTCCAATCCCTCAGAACAAAATAGAAAGACATATATGATGAAAAAGATTCTTATTGCTATTCCAACAGCAAGATATATTGAACCAGAAACCTTCAGGTCAATTTATAATCTAAACACGCCAATTGGTTACACTGTCGAGTTTCAATATTTCTATGGATATAGAGTCGACCAGGTAAGAAATCTCATTGCTGATTGGGCAAAAAAGAATTCATTTTCTTATGTGTTCTTTGTTGATCACGATATCACCTTTCCTCCAGACACTCTCGAGAAACTTATTTCTTATGACAAACCTGTCATCAGCGGAGTTTATAGGCAGAGAAATGAAGAGCAGCATCTTGAGATCTATGGCAATAATTACGCAAAGGTTTCACTTGAAGATCTTTACAGTTTCAGTAATTATGTTGATGGTCATTATGATCTTGTCAGAATTGCAGGGTGTGGGTTTGGTTGCGTTCTCGTAAAAACAGAAGTTTTTGATATTGTTGGATATCCCCAGTTTGAATATCACATCGCCCTTGATCATAGGAATACATTAAGCGAAGATGTGGATTTCTGTATAAAGGTCAATAATAAAAATCTTTCTGTATGGTGTGATAGATCTATTGTTTGTGGCCATATTGGCTCAAAAACATTTGAGGTAGTCAGACCATCACTAAAAGTTCTACAGGAAAACCATTTTAAACGTTGTCACGATCTTGTGAAACTACCAGATGGTCATACTAGATATCTAGAAACTCTTGCAAGGAATGGATTGAGACCAAAAGTAATATATGATATCGGTTCCTGTGTTCTGCATTGGCACGATCAAGCTAAAAGAATCTGGTCTGGTGCAAAGATAATCCCCTTCGAAGCAATGGCTGAGGTTGCTTCTTTATATGATGACCAAGGTTTGGAACATTATATTGTTGGGGCTGTTCTAAGTAATGTTGATGATAAAGAAATTGAATTCTATCAAAATCTCCAATGGTTTTCTGGAAATTCTGTTTATAGAGAAAATCCAGACCACTCTCCCCTCGCTGATACAATCTTCACTGATGGACACGTAGTAAAGAAAAGGACCTTTACTCTAGACACTCTTGTTGAAAGACACAATTTCCCCAAGCCTGATTTGATCAAGATGGACATTCAGGGTTCAGAACTAGATGTTCTTAAAGGTGCACAAAAAACTCTTGAGAATTGTACAGATTTGATTCTTGAGCTTCAAACCAAAGATTATAACATTGGAGCTCCAAAGGCACACACAGTAATCGAATATCTTAAAACAATTGGGTTTACTCTTGTTGGAAACGCCCCATTCAACATTAATCATGGTGAAGCCGATGCCGATTACCATTTCAAAAGAGTTTTAT